CGGTTCTTGGTTGGCCTTGATAATCGTAAGCTCTTTTTTCGGTCTCCCCATAGTGCATGAAATACGTTATTGCAAGCGGGAGGCGCAGTAGTTATGAATAAAGCCTTGTGTATTCTCTCAGAGTATGCTATAATATGGGGGATAGACTTCAAGTTTGTAGGTAACATTCACGATGAATTTCAAACGGAGGTTAAAGAACATCAAGCAGAGCAGTTTGGTAAGTTAGCCGTTGCCTCTATTGTGGCAGCAGGGATTGAATTAGGACTTAGGTGTCCACTAGACGGAGATTATGCCATAGGTAACACATGGGCAGAAACACACTAACATGAAAAACTTATACAACTTAGTACCTGACATTTACAATCTGATGAAGACTTCTAGTCCTGACGATTCCGTTGATGTTGAGCAAGAGATAGAAAAGTTTGGTGAGGCTTGTAAACAGCTCATGCGTGACAAATTCAACAGTAAAGGATATGTAGATAACCGAAAACTGAGAATGTCAAACATAGGCAGGGATGATAGAATACTATGGCATCATTGTCAAGGAACAGACAAAGAAGAAATATTGCCTCATACGTACATTAAGTTTATGTATGGGCATTTAATCGAAGAGATGCTTTTACTTCTAGTACGCCTAAGCGGTCACAATGTAACTGACGAACAAAAACAAGTGGAGGTTAAAGGAATCAAGGGTCACATGGACTGTAAGATTGATGGAACAATCATTGACGTAAAGTCTACAAGTACATATGGATTCAAGAAGTTCAAGGAAGGAACTTTGGCAATGGACGACCCCTTCGGTTATGTAGCTCAGAACAAAGGATATGCGAGAGCAGAAGGAGAGACCAAGTACGGCTGGCTTGCTATGGATAAGCAAAATGGGCATTTGACTTGTTTAGTCTATGATGAAGAAGATACCAAAGCCCCTATATATAAATATATAAACTGGGATATTGAAGATCGGATTGAACACGTAAAAAAGCTGGTGGCGCAGCAGAAACCGCCAGCAATCTGCGAAGAGCCTATACCAGATGGAAAGTCGGGCAATATGAAATTACCTATGAAATGTTCGTATTGTTCCTTCAAAAAGTCCTGTTACCCAAACTTAAGGGCGTTTGCCTACAGCTATGGGCCAAGATATTTAACAGAGGTGGCAAATGAGCCGAAAGTTAGGGAAATCAAACTTGAGTAAAGTAAAATACAGGAGTGGTCTTGAGGAAAGACTAGCTAAGGCTCTTGGAGATAAGTACCTTTATGAGCCTTATGCTATTCCTTACATAGTTAAAAGGAAGTATACCCCTGACTTTGTGTTTGAAGAATCCAAGGTCTTGATAGAGGCCAAGGGATTCTTTAGAGTAGGCGATACTCAGAAGTATACTTCCATAAGGGATTCTATAAAGGAAGATGGCTGGGAGCTTGTGTTTGTGTTTAGCGACCCTAAGAAAAAACTGAGGAAAGGCTCTAAAATGACGTTAGGGCAATGGTGCGATAAAGAAGGTTTTGCATATTTTACCGAAGAATCGTGCTCAGATATGATGGAGTACATACAATGTCTGCAACTTACGAAGAATTAAAAGAGAAAATACTGCGAGAGTATGACGCTGATTTGCTTCTTGAAGTTCTTGAGATCAATGCTGAAATGCTCTTGGATAGGTTTGAGGATTTACTTATGAAGAACATGGATAAATTTCAAGAGGACGACTTAAATGACTAATCCGTTGAATACACAGGTAGGTGGTGGGCATTACAAAGACGCATTCATCCAACCTATAGAGTATATACATATAAACAAGTTAGGCTTCATAGAAGGTAACGTAGTTAAGTATATTACCAGATGGAAAGATAAGAATGGCATAGAAGACTTGAAGAAAGCCAAGCACTACATAGAGTTGCTGATTGAGCTGGAGAACAATAACTATGAAACTTATTGACGCTAATGACCTACCAGAGCCGCAGAGTAATTACGAGATGGCTAAGGAGTGTTTGGATGCTTGTTATTCATCACACACAGATAAAGAGTTTTTCATTATGACTATAGATGATGAAGGAACAATGGCTGTGTATAGCTCTTTAGATCACCCAGTAGCTTACATGGCTTTGGACTCAGCCAAGGAAGTTGTGAAAACTAACTTTGAAGAAGACTTTTATTAATAGGAGATAAAATGAGCGTTACCTTTTTGACGGGAGAAAACTGTGGTGCTTGTAAACAACTCAAGGCTCAGTTGTCCCAGTACGGACTAGACGACAAAGTAACCATGCTTGATGCCTATAGCGCAGAAGGAGCTTTGTTTATCGCAGAGCATGACTTACGCAGCATTCCTGTGTTGTATAATCATAGTACTGATAAGATGATTGTAGGCAGTAAAACAACAAAGGAAAAACTTGAGGAGTTTTTTAGTTAATGGAAGCAGAATATATTGACCACATGGGAACTGACCTGACTGTAGTTAATGCAGCAAGAGTTAGTTTCGACAAAGAATCCGATTGGGAAGTTGATTGGAATGACGGTCTAGTAGGGAAGGTCAGTGAAAAAGATAGGAAGCTAATACAGTATTTAGCCAAGCACAAGCACTGGACACCTTTTAGTCACCCACAGATTACCTTGCGATATACAGTTCCTGTGTTTGTAGCACGACAAGAGTTTAAACATATAGTAGGCTTTACTCGTAATGAGATCAGCAGGCGATATGTTGATGATGCTCCTGAGTTCTACGAGCCTAAGTCTTGGCGGTCTCGTCCAGAAGGCAGCATTAAGCAAGGCAGTGGATTGGACGTAGACGCACAGAATCAATTTGATTGGCTGTATAAAGAAGGCTGTGGAACTATGCGTGAGATTTACTTCCAGATGATTGATTCAGGTATTGCGCCTGAACAAGCACGTATGATATTACCGCAAGGCATGTATACTAGCTACTATGTCACTGGTTCTTTAGCTGCCTTTGCACGAATGGTTAAACAACGAACAGATGACAATGCCCAAGTGGAAATACAAGAGCTTGCTAAACAAGTAAGTGATATTATTCAACCACTGTTCCCTGAAAGCTGGGGGGCGTTGCTTAATTAAACCTAGGAGTTACTAGTGAAAACTTTAATTTTAGCAGTTATGATACTCTTTTCTCAACTAGCGGTGGCTAAAGAAGAGCCTCTTGTATGTGAGAATAAGAAGGAAGTATCGGTATATACTTACTTTCTAACAGAAAAAGCACAGTCGTATAAGATTCCTGCTGGATACTTAGCGGTTATAGATATAATTATACGACCCATAGAAGGGCCATTTATCCTTTCTGGGCGTATATTAACTAAAGCAGGCAAGACGCTTACTTCATCTGAAGGAGCAAAGCGTTGGTTCTTAGATATGCGACAGTGGGTATGTATGACTGCTAGTGATTATCCGTTAGTGGCTAGTAACTTATGATGTTCATGGAAATGTTTGAAGAGATAATGAGAGCGTATGATTGTTCTTTAAACACAGCAATACAAATGTACCAGAAGGGTACAGTATGGGAGGAAGAATAACTAGATGCTTACGTTATTTACGGAAATAGTATGGTTAGCCGCAGGGCTTGCAGTACTTGGTTCTGTAGTCTTATTTTTTCTAGCGCCTATGTACGAAGAGTTTAAAATCCACAAGCATTCTTTAGACGAAGAATCAGAGATAATGGACTTAGTACAGGCTGCTATAGAGTCACATAAGAAAACAGGTGAAATAGTACTTTTGCAAATAGGTAGCGAAAAGGATGGCGAAGACAGCAAAGAAGAAAAGTAGCTCTGGCTCTGTTCAATTAGAACCTTTATCTTTGGCTCAGTCACAATATATAGAGTCCATAAAAGAAAAAGTCGTCTCAATAGGATTGGGATACGCAGGAACAGGTAAGACGTACATAGCTGCTACTTTAGCTGCTCAGTTTAAGATAGATAACCGAAAGGAAGGAAAGATTGTACTATGTCGTCCTAACATATCAGACAGTCGTACCATAGGTTACTTAAAAGGAGATATGGAAGAAAAGATGGCTGCTTGGGTTGTCCCGTACACGGATGTACTTAGGAAGCATTTAAGCGGTCACTTTGAAGAGTACGTAGCAAACGGTACGATAGAAGTTGTACCCTTTGAGTATATGCAAGGACGCTCTTGGGACAATAGCTACATAATGCTTGATGAAGCGCAACATACGTCACCTAAGGAAATGGAAATGTTCCTGAAGCGTATCGGTACGGATTCTAAAGTTGTTATCAGTGGCGACCTGAGGCAAGCTGCCAAGGGCAAATCTAGCGGTTTAGCTGATATAGTTGAACTATATGAAAGTAATAGCGATTTACAGGAGTACATGGGTATAACTGGATTCTTTAATCCTAATGATATTGTCCGTTCAGACTTCTGTAGGATGATTACTAGGATATATGACAACTAACCTAATGGGAGAAACTATGCTAAATTCAACAACAAATATTCGACTCACCTATGCTCAGTGCGATCAGGTTGTTGTTCAGCATCTACAAGAGTTTCACTTTGATTTAAAAGAGAGCTTATTGTTTGAGCTGGATATAGAAGACCACCTTGATATACTAAAGAGTATCATGGCGATAGAAACTATTATGAAAGACTTTTTAACTGACGAAGAATACATCAGTTGGAAAACAGAATACGGAGTAGACTTACTGCAATGAATGAAACTAAACTAGAAACCAGCAACGAAATTTTGTCAAACATTACTGTATTCAGTAAGTACGCTAAATATATCCCTGAGGTGCAACGTAGGGAAACGTGGGAAGAGCTGGTTACACGTAACAAAGAAATGCACTTACGCAAGTACCCTAAGATAGCAGAGGAGATAGAAGGAGCTTACAAGTATGTCTACGATAAGAAAGTTCTGCCGAGTATGCGTTCTTTACAATTTGGTGGTGCTCCTATTGAGCTTGCCCCTAATCGTATTTTTAATTGTGCTTACCTACCTGTTGATGCC